TGCGGGTGTGAGTGCGCTTGAGGAGGAGGTTGCCGCCGCCCTGTGCGCGGAGTTCCCACACGTGGTCGACGTCCTGGGTCTTGGCGGAGGAGCCGCGGGCGCCGCGTTCGCCGTCCTTGCCCATGTGGTCGAGGCGGACGGAGGCGATGCCGGCCCGCTTCAGCGGCAGGAGGGTGTGGCGGTAGAGGGACAGCCAGGTGTCGGCGTCGTTTTCGGGCCCGGAGATGAACCGGGAGACGGTGTCGAGGCAGACGACCTGGGCTTCGGTGTCGGCGACCATCGCCATGAGGTCGGCGCCGCCGCCTGCGGTGTCGAGCGGGCGGATGGGCGGGAACGAGGCGTAGGTGAGCAGTCCCATGCGGCCGGGTCCGGCGCCGTAGGACAGGAACCGTTCCTGAATGTCCTGCTGGCCGTTCTCGGCGTCGACGTACAGGACCGGGATGGGGTCCTGGGGGCGGTCGCCGAGGAAGGCCTGGCCGGTGGCCATGCGCCACAGCCACTCCTGCACGAGGAGGCTCTTGCCGGCCTTGCCGTCGCCGACGACGGTGATCTGCTGTCCGGGGGCGAGGAGCTGGCCGGGCAGGAGTTGGATGCTGCCGAAGTCGGTGGCGAAGAACGGGTCCCAGTCGACGTAGGAGGCGGCGAGGTGGGAGTTGCCGTGCCCGGTGTTGGTGCGGCGTTCTTCGTACTGGCGGAAGTCGGCGTCGAGCTTGTCGAGTTCGTCGATGGTGGCGCCGCCGGCGATGGCCAGCTTGAGGCGGTTGGCGTACTCGTCGCGGCGCCGCAGCTGGGCTTGTTCGGCGATGCGTTCGGCGAACGCGGGGGCCATGACGCCGGGGATGGTCTGGGCGCCGAGGCGGAGGATCAGGTTGCCCTGGTCGACTTCGCGGAGCCGCTTCAGCTTCTCGATTTCGGCGCGGACGATGACGGGGTGGAGCTGTTTGTTCTCGGCGACGAGTCCGCCGACGACGTCCCAGATGAGGCGGATGCCGGGCTGGTAGATGTCGTCGCGGGTGATGATGCGGGCGCATTCGAGGTATGCGTCGCGGTCGTGCATGATGACGCCGCCGACGTACTCTTCGGCCTCGGTGTCGTGGGGGCTGGTGCGGTTGAGGCCGTCCTGGTCCGCCTGCTGGTGCGGGATGTGGCGGACGTTGTCCACGGGCGGTCTCCTCAGAACAAGGTGGTGGGTTCGGCGGGCGGGCATCGGTGGTCGGCGACGTGGTTGCCGTGGGGGCAGTCGGGCGGGTGCCAGGGGTCGAGCCAGAGGAGGCGTTGGACGCCGAGGCTGTTGGTGCGCAGGCACCAGATGAGCCGGTTCGGTTCCTTCAGCCGCTGCTGCTGGTCGGGGGTGAGGGGGGTGAGGTCCGCGATCACGTTGAGGGCGGCCCGCTGCCCGACGAGCTGGGTGATGACGGGGGTGCCGCACGAGGGGCAGCGCCGGGAGGGGGCACCGCCCCTCGTGCGGCCGGTCATCAGGCCGGGGTTCCGTTCAGGATCGGCGTGCCCACGCCTTCGCTGATGGCCGTGAGGACGTCGGCGAACGCGGCTCGGGCTCGCTCTTCGGGCTGCTCCAGCTTGTAGCCGAGTGCCAGCTGTCCGCCGTTGAGCCGGTACTTGAAGCGGGCGGTCATCGAGTAGGCGTCGGCGCCTTCGAACGGGGGGACCGCGATGCGGAACGTCTCCGGGATGGAGATGTCGCCCTTGGCGCCGGCGGAGGCCTTGGTGTCCTCGACGTAGGCGAACTTCCGCTCGCCGGACTGCAGTCGGCTGGATGACTGGAACTCGGCCTTGGTGGTGGCCTTGATGGACTGGGCGATCTCCAGCATGGTCGCGGCGTCGGGGTCGACGAGGTTGGGGAGGTGGTCTTCGAGGAAGTTCGCGAAGCGGTCCTGGTCGACGAGCTTGCCGTCGAGGGTGGTCCACTCCTCCCATGCCTTGGTGCGGCGCAGCTGAAGGTGGAGGCGGTGTTCTCCGAAGCCGGGCTCGTCGGCGGCGTGGGCGTCGAGGACGGCGGTGACGGTGAGCTGTTCGACGTCGGAGTAGATCTCGGACGCGTCGTCGTGGTGCTTGGCCCAGTAGGTGAGGAAGGACTGGGCGTCGCGGACGACGGTGCGGCCGGTCTTGCGGGTGATGGTGCCGGTGTGCTCGGGGCCGGTGAGGTCGACGCGTTCGATGCGGCCGTCGGCGGTGGCGACGAGGTAGATGCCGCCGGGCTCGACTTCCTGCGGCTTGAGGGCCTGCTGGGCGAGTCCGCTGATGGCGAGGACGCTGTCGGGGTTGAGGTTGGTCACGGTCAGATGTCCTTGATCTCGGTGTTGGTGGTGGGCAGGTCGCGGACGTCGAATGCCGCGGTCTGGCGGGGGTCGTTGCGGGTGGGTCGGCCTTCGTCGTCGACGAAGTACATGGAGGGCGGGGCGATGGCCTTGGGTGCCTTGATGTCGGACTCGATGCCGACGAGGAGGGGGGCGCCGTCGACGTGGCCCTTGGGCGGCTCGACGGTGATCTTGATGGTGAGGGAGCCCTTGCGTCCGTGTTCCTGGACGGCGGCGAGCAGCTCGTGGAACTCGGTGCTGATCTGTTCGTGGGCTTCGCCGCGGCTGTGCTGGATGAGGAAGACGGCGAACTCGCCTTCCTGGGGGGTGGTTTCGTGCTGCTGGATGGTCACGGTGGTGCCTTTCTCTGGTTGGTGGTGCTGGTGTGGTTTGTGGGGGGTGGGCCCGCCCCGCTGGGGGGAAGGTTGGGGCGGGCCCGGGTGGCGGCCGTGGGGGCCGGCCGCCGGTCAGGTGGTCAGAGGTTGCGGACGATGACCTTCGACAGCTCCATGACGAAGCGGTCGCGCTCGGCGTCGGTCGCGGTGGGGTGGAAGGCGAAGTGCATGCGGACGAAGGGCTGCTCGGAGTCGTCGTCTCCGGCTTCCTTGGCGCCGAGCTGGAGGGTGTGCCCGTCGGGCTGCAGGCCGTCGGCGCCGAGGTCGACAGCCCACCGGGACGTGTCGGCCGCGCCGCGGATCAGATCGGCGATCGCGTTCTTCGGCTCGTTGAGCTGCTCGCAGTTGAGTGCCTCGTCCCACGTGAGCGCGTCGTCGTCGCTGCGGGTGCTCTCGATGGGGCCGTCGAGCATGCGGCCGAGGAGGAGGCGGGGGTTGGAATGCACGATGTGCAGCTGGTGTTGGCGTGCGGCCTCGGTGCGGAGGTCTTCGTCGGTGTACGGGCGGTCGGTCATCGTGTTCTCCTTGGTGGTGGGTGGCCCCGCCGAATTCGCCTCGGCGGGGCCGCTGTCAGGTGCGGGCGGTGCAACGCGCCCGGTGCTCGGTCACGGGGTTCGCGCGGAGCCAGTCGGTGACCTTGTCCCGCCCGCGAACCCGCTCGTGATGCCGGCACGCGACGCACAGGAAGTCGCCGACCGGGGTCTGGCCCTTGTCGAGGCCGCGGACCTGAAGCCCGCCGATGAACCCGCTCATGCCGCCAGCTCCTTCGTCGTGCCGGTCCGCCGAAGCCGGTTGTCCGCCGCCGTGTTCGCCCGACGGCACCGCTCGCAGTCCTCGCCACGAGCCCGGTGCCGCAGGTAGCCAGACCTTGTTCCGCACCGGTCCTCGGCCTCGCGGATCACGTCGTCCGACAGGTGCTCGCCCAGCGCGCAGTCGCCGTCACCGCAGCCACGGCGCACAATCCCGACCGGGTCGCGGCCATGCGCGGCGATGAACGCGGCCTGGAGAGTCGTGTAGCGGCGGCCGCCGTAGGTGATGTGCTTCGCCCCGTCGACGCGGGCGTGACCGTCGTCGGTCTTGGTGACGCGGCGTGCGACGGCGTCGGCGAGGGAGTAGGCGGGCGGCTTGTACGGGCCGCGCTGGTTGCGGGAGCCGCGGGTTTCGCGGCGGCGGAGGCTGTACCGCTCGGGGCCGGTGAGGCCGCCGCGGATGCCGTACCGCTCGTGGGCGCCGCCTTCGTCGGCGAGTGCGGTGGTGAGGCAGGTTTCGGCGACGGGGCAGCGGGCGCAGATGGTTTTGGCCTGCTGGATCTGCGGGGCCCAGCGGTCGGTGTGGGCCTTGGGGAAGAACAGTTCGGGGTCTTCTCCGCGGCAGGCGGCCTGGTGGCGCCAGTCGGTGGGGCGGGTCATGCGGCACCCCCGAAGATCACATCGAATGCCTTGTCGGCGCGCCGGTGGGCGTCCCGGATCCGCTTGTCCGCGTAGTGCGCCCCCGCCGCGCAGCCGGGCAGGTCGCAGGTGCGCCTCAGGCGGCCCTCCGGGTCCCGGCCGTGGTGCAGCCGGAACGCGATTCGGGGAGCGGGGGTACGGCGTCCGGCGTGGCAGACGACCGGCAGCGTTCCGTCCATGTGCCCGGTCCACTGGACGTGCCCGTCGTCGGCCGGGACGGCGTGTGCGCGGTAGGCGTCCTCGAAGGACTGGTGCGGGGCGCCGCCGCCGCGGACCCGCGCGGGGAGCTGAAGCGCGTGGTGGGTAGCGCTGACGGTCTTGCGGCTGACGTGGAGTTGGCGGGCGATGTCGAGGTGGGTGTGGCCGGCCTTCAGCAGCTCGGCGATGTCGGCTCGGATCTTCATCGGCGGGTCACCGCCTCGCGGTCCGGCCACTGCACGCCGGCCAGCGCCGCACGATGCCCGTCCGGGACCTCCGCCAACGGCGTACCGAGCCAGTCCATGCCAGCGGCGCGGAGAACGAGCGCGTCGGCCTCGTTGTCGTTGTCGAGGATCGCCCCGTACCGATGGCGGGCCGCCTCCATCACGGCGGCCTTGCGGGCGGCGCCGCTTCCGGTGGCGTACTTCGCGCGGGATGTGGGCGGCATGACGGCGACGGGGACGGCGTCGGCGCAGAGCCGGTCGACGACGATCCACCACAGGCCGCCGCGGTCCCAGACGCTGCCGCCGACGCTGTGGTGGGAGGGGCCTTCGATGACGACGAGGTCGACGAGGCCGAGGGCGGTGAAGATGTCGTCGGCGATGCGCTTAAGGCGGGTGCGGCGCTGGGGGATGGTGTCCTTGCGGTGGCCGGTGCTGGTGATGAGGGTGGTGCCGCCGAGGGTGGCGATGCCGGTTCCGGTGAGGCTGATGTCGAGGCCGGCGACTCGGTAGCGGGTCGGGGGCCCGGCCGCCGTGGTGGCGGCCGGGGCGGCGGTGGTGACGTCGAAGAGGGTGCTCACTGCTCGTCGTCCTCGTCCTCGTCCTCGGCGATGGCCTGGGCGCAGCGGCTCTCGTCGTCGTCGAGGAAGTCGAGGTCGCAGCCGGTGCCGCAGTCGGGGCAGCCGTAGCCGTTGCAGCCGGGCGCCTCGCAGCCGGAGAAGTAGGCGTCGCCCTCGCAGCTGTGGCAGCCGCGTTCGTCGGGGGTGTCGAGGAGGCGGGGACGGTCGGGGTCGAGGATCTCGATCTCGGTGAACGTGCCTGCTGTGAGGTGAATGGGCTCGGTCTGAAGTCGGATGTTGCCCATGGGTCAGTCCCCCTTGGTCTGGAAGGTGAGCGGGTCGGTGGAGGGGTTGAGGCAGTCCGTGCACACGAAGCTGCGGGTGACGTGGGTGCGGGCGTGGATCGTCACGCGGCCCTCGGTCGAGCAGAGGGCGGCGACCTTGTCCATCGCCTCCACCGCCGGCAGCGCTGGCGTGGTCGGGCGGGGCGCGCGGTGGCGGCCCCGCGGCTTCCGCTCGGGCGCGGGCTCCTCGTCGTCAGGGCGGCCCCATGCGGCGCGGACGAAGAGCGTGCCCGCGGCGAGGACGACCGCCACAGCCCCGCCGAGGGCGGTCTCGAAGCCGCTCACGGCGCCACCTCCGGCGTGGGGGCGGGCTTGTAGCCGGGCTGCCAACGGCCGCTGTCGACGATCGTGGTGGACAGGCCGACCGCGTCGTCCAGGCGCTGCTGGAGGTGGTCCGCGCGCTTCTGCTCCCGGCGCCAGGCGGCGAGGATGCGGTGGCCGGCCTTCTCCAGGCTGGTCTTGCGGCGTTCGAGGTGGGCGGCGTACTCCAGGTCCGACTCGGCCAGCGCGGACACCCGCCGGCCGAGCTCCAGGTTGCGGTCGTAGAGGCGCCGGTTCGCGGCGTCCGCCTCGGCGAGCCGCTTGGCGAGACGGTTGTGCGCGCGGGCCACCTCGTCGTGCCGGTCCTGCGTGTCCAGGACACGGCGACGGAGTGCCGCGATCTCGTTCTGCGCGGCGGCCAGCTCGTCGTTGTGCCGGCGGGCGGTGACAAACCACATCACGCCTCACCACCCACACGCTGCGCCGGGATGAACGGCCACTCGCCGCGCACCCCATCCGCCCACGACTCCTTGCCGGGCGTCCGCCGGAAGTAGTCCGCCAGCGACTCCGCCTGCTGCCGCGCCCACTCCACCTGCCAGCCGTGCAGCTGCTCCAGCGAAGCCCCGCCGATCCGCGGCTCCTTGCACGCGATCCGCCACGCCACCCGGCACGCCGCGATCGCATCCGCGTCCGCCGAGTGCGCGCCGTCCAGCCGGACGTCGTAGGTGCGGCACAGGTCTTCGAGCTTCCGACCACCGCGCCGGTACGGGTCGATCTTCTTGTCCAGCACCCGCGGGTCCACCACCCGCAGGTCGCCGCCGACGATGTCGACCAGCGGCTGCACGCCGTGCCGGCGGGCCTCCCGGTCGACGATCGTCAGGTCGAACGAGGCGTTCATCGCCACGACGGGCTGCCCGGCGAGGACGCACTCGGCGAGCGCGGCGACGAGCTGCTCGACGACCTCGGCCGCCGGGCGGCCTTCGGTACGGGCCCGGTCGGTGGTGATGCCGTGGACCTTCGCCGCGCCCTCGGGGATCTCCACCCCGTCGACGTCAGACAGCCACGTGGCGGACTGGGTGGGGTTGCCGCCGCCGCACTGGACGACGCAGGCGGTGACGATGCGGTCGTTCTCGACGTCGACGCCGGTGGTCTCCAGGTCGAACCCGGCCAGGCGGCCCTCGAACCAGGCGCTCATCGGACCTCACCCGCCTTCACCGCAGCGAGGTAGTCGTTCATCTGCGCGACCGTCGCGTTCGACGGGTGCAGCCCGCCGTTGCGCTGAGCGAACCCGGCCTCCACCTGCTCCGTGGTCAGCCCGTGCTGCCCGGCCGCCGCGATGACCTGGAACCAGACGCCCTGCACCTCGGCCGGGTCCGGCGCGTCGACGACCTCGGCCTCGTACACGCCGTCCTCGTCCGGCGTCGACTCCGGAGCCGGGGCCGACGGCGGTTCTGCGGGGGCGGGCGTCTTCGGCTTCGCGCCGAGCTCGGCCGCCCGCGCGGTCAGCGCGTCCGCGATCGCCTTCGTCATGTGTCCCGCAGCGACCGCCTGCTCGTACAGCTCCCGCACCGCATCCTTCGTCTCGGCGACCGCCGCGAGCTTCAGGTAGTCCGGCCGCGGAGCCTCGATCGCCGCCCGCCGCGGGCCGCCCGCGACCGCCGTACCGACCGACGCGGCGCCGGCCATCAGCGCGGCCGGGGTCACCGCGAGGTCGATCGTCGGGACCATCCAGTGCCGGGTCTGACCGTCCCGCTTCGCGGTGCGCTGCTCCAGCCCGAGGAACGCCTCGACGTAGCCGCCGGTCTGCGCCAGCAGCTCGGCAACGCCCGGGAGTTCGAGGGCGGCGTAGTAGCCGTGGGACTCCAGCCGCCACACGCCGACGCCTTCGATCTCGGAGAGGACGACGTTGAGGCGGGTGGTGGGCTTGCACGAGCGCTGCTCGGGGTCCGGGCCGCACAGGCACGGCCGGTCCTTCAGCAGTTCGGTCACGCCGTCGCAGCGCCGCTGGCAGCCGCCGCCGGACCACAGCTCGAAGTACTGGGAGACGGGCTGCGGCGGCACGTGGATCGGCATGCGCGTCGCCTCGGTGATGACCTCGAACTGCGGGGCGCCGCCGTCCGGGGTCCACGGCGCGACGGTCCCGCCGTACTTCGCGGCGACGCGGTCGAGGAGCTCCTTCGACGGGGAGGTCAGCCGGAACCGGTCCAGCTTCGCCGGCCGGGTGCGGCCGTTGGAGGTGGCGACCTTCTGGCCGATGCGGATACGGCCCAGTTCACGGAGCCGCTGCTGCAGGGTGAGGATGGGCATCAGGCGGCCCTCTCTTCGCTGGTCGGGAGGGCGAGGGCCTCGCCCACAACGGTCTTGGACAGCACGCGCTGGAATTCAGCGACGGCCTGCGCGTGCTGGAACACGGCGTAGACGTCGTCGCCGCACTTCAGCGGCATGACGCGGAAGCCCTGCGGGCGCAGGTGGAGGACGATCCCGACGTCGTGCACGCGGGGCATCGGCACCTGGGTGCCGTCGCGGAGCCAGCAGACTTCGGCGCGCCGGTAGGCGGACATCTGCGCGCCGGCCTCCGGGTAGACGCCCTTCTCGTCGAGCTCGCCGCCGGTCTTGGTGTCGCCGACGAACAGCGTCTGCGGTGGCACGCCCAGGAGGTGGGCGATCGGCCGGGAGCGGAACAGGTAGTCGAGGGTTCCGGCCCAGCCGTCGGTGAGGTTCCCGACGACCATCTCGGACGCCTCGAACTCGATCTCCCACTCGGTGACGAAGCGGAGGAAGTTCTCGACGAACGGGGCGATCTCCTCGTCGGTGAGGAACGACTCGGGGATGGGCTGGCCGAGGACGTGCGCTTCGATGACGTCGTGGACGGCGCCGCCGATCTCGGCGCGTTCGTCCTTCTTGCGGATGTGGCCCTTGCGGAGCCAGTTGTAGGTCTCTTCCTTGTCGGCCGGGTTGAGGCTGGCGGCGACGAGGCGGGGCAGGTTGGCGAGGGCGTCCTGGGCGGTGAGGTTGGCGGCCCAGAACACGAGCTGCGGCTTGGGGAAGCCGGTGGAGAGGATGGTGGTGACCCGGCGGAGCTTGATGTCGGTGCCGGGGACGCGGTACCAGCCCTGGCTCGGCTTGGGGATGCGGTCGGTGCCGGTCGGTGCGCTCGCGGTCTTCCGCGGGCGGCGGCCGGCGGCCGGGGCCTGCGGGGCCCCAGCCGTCGTGCTCGTGCTCATCAGGCGCTGACCCCCGACACCGGCTTCCGGCAGACGATCAGGCCCAGCTCCATCGCGATCGCCACCGCCTGCCCCGCAGACCGGGCACCCAACTCCTTGAACAGCGTCCGACGGTGCGTCTTGACGGTGTTCTCCGTGCGGCCGATCCGACGGGCGGTCTCCGCCGCCGACTCACCGGACGCGATGCCGACGAGCGCGGCCATCTGCACGTCGGTCAGCTGGACCGTGCGGCCAGAACCGCGGTTGGCGTGGATGGTGAGGTGGTTGGCGAGGGTGTCGGCCTGCCGCACGGTGAGGGGCA